CCATGCGGTCACCCTTCTTTTGAAGCATTTTAGCACCAGAAGTGTTCCTGTACTTTTTCATATATGCTTTTTTCTTCTGTTTATTTTTTCTATATTCTTGCTTGGCTTTCATTCTATCACCGGAAGTTTTTTTCTCCCGTTGACCTATTGTAATTTCTACAAGACTGTCTATTAATTCTTTAAAAGTTTTCATTAGTGATTCCCTGTTCTATATGCATCATAACCAAGACGCGCATTTTGCTCAAAGTTTGGTAAATTAAATCCAGAAACTTTTTGTATTTCTAATCCTATTAAATAAGTATCACCACTAGCAACTCCAACAGTAGTTACTCCAAGATCTCCCAATACTCCACTGGAATTACCTGCCGCGGCACCCATTGTTAAAGAGCTTCCAAATACTTCTGCTAGATTCCATGCTCCAGTTGAACCACCCCGTAAATACATAAGAGTTTGTTCTGTTCCACTTCCGTCAAAAAATATTCTACAATGAGTAATACCAGATGCTAAATCCCACCATATATGTCTAAGATTAACTTCTTTAGCTGTAATTGCTAATGCTGTAGAACCATGTGTAGTTGTGGATGATAGACCAGATACACTTCCTGTCAATGTTTTTCCAGTTCCAACTCCAGTCGCAACGCCACTTGCCCATCCCAAAGGAGTTGGATCTGTAGCACTTGTACATCTATAAACTGAAACAGTAGTCGCCGCAGCGTCATAATCTTGTACAACCATGAAAATTGGTGTACCATCATTTGTTGTTAAAGTTTCTCCTATACAAAAATTTGTACTGGGTGCAGCAGCTAGAGTTAGGGTAGTTGTCGCATATTTTAATGCTGAAACATCAACAAATACATTACTTGATAATTCTGTAGCACCATCAGCAAGACCAGTAGTTACCACTCTGTGTTTGCTATGTGTATCCGTTAGAGTGTTTACTAATTTTGTAATTGCCATTGGTTATTCCTCATGTGCTTTACCAAGGACTTTCATGAAGCCTCTTTCTGTCCGTTGGATCTGTTTAATTGTTTTGTTTTTCTCTGAAGAACCTAGTCCTTCTATATATTTAACAAAAATCTCCGCTGTCACTGGATCAATAGGTATTTCTGACCCATCATCTAGTTCTATTTCACTATCTTTTTTAGACTTGATTATTTTTTTCAAGTCTTTTATTACATCTTCTGTGATAAATTCCCCAAATTTTAACATCATACTTTCTGTTTCTGCCGGAGCTGGTTTAGAAGTATCTTTTCCCCCTCTTCCTATTGTTCCTACTTTCCTTTGACGCTTTTTCTCTTTTGCAGCATCTGCTCTTGTCATAATTTTACCTTTGAAATCCACCCCATCTTCTTTTTCTTTATCAGTTCTAGTGTCTGCCCATCCGGTAGGAGCTTTACCTTTGTTTTTAAAATATTCTTCTGCATCTTCAACATCCTCTATTCCACCTCTTTTTTCTTTAGCTCCTTTTTCCTTTTCCTGATATGCATTCTTTAATCTAGTATTTTCAGCGTCTAACTTTTTTTGTCTTTTCTTCTGTTCTTTAGCAATATCATCAGCTGACATCGCCGCACCACTTGTACCAGGTTTGGCAATCATTTCAGTTTCCACATCCATTTTTCCGGTTTCTGAATTAAATTTTTTTAATTCTATGGAAACTCCTGCTTTCTTATTATCTTTTTTTTCTTGTTTTGTTTCTCTATATCCTTTAACTTTTTCTTTAACTTTTTTAAAAGCCTGATAACCTCCCCAAAGAGCCATCGCACCCATAAGAGTCGCAGCTATCGGCCCAATTTCTGCTATATAATGTTGCTCCGATTTGAACTCTTTGAATTTCTTCATTCCGCTTCAACTGTATTTACCTCTGGTTCCACAGGTGCTGTCTCTCCACTTGGTTCTTCTACAGGAGGCTCTGAATTAACTGCAGAATTGAACATAGATTGAGCGACTTCTGCTTTCTTAGCTTCCATCCCTTTCATAATCTTATCTGCCAATACTCCTGTGATGGCTTCTTTAACTCTTGCTCCATCTTGAGTAAGAGAATAATTCACAATATCTTCTGGTGTATAATCGCTCATAGTTTTCCCTATATTAAAATTATATCATTAGTATTTATATTTATTTAAAAACCAACATCAATTACTTGCTCTAATCTGCTCTTCATCTATATCTTCTTCTAAGACTTTTTTAAAAATATCATTGATGTTTGATTTAAATTTTTCATCAACATTATCTTCATTTAAATTCTCTCCACCTTCATGTTTATATGATGCATATTCATCATCTTCTGGTGGTGGTGCAGCTGCTTTTTCCAATTCAATCTGCTTATCAATCTCCATTATTTCCTCTTGTGTCTGTTTCAAAATTCTCTTTCTAATATACTCTTTAGAATAAAAATTTCCAACAATCTCATCAGCAAAATTCATACTTTGTAAGAGATTTAACCTTTCCGTCAACATCTCTGCTTCTTTAAGTTCAGCAAATTGTGAATCTGTTTGCCATTCATAGTGGATTTTTTGTTCAATCATTCTCCAATCATTAAGTGTTAAAACCCCTTTAAGAATCAATTGCTTTTCCAAACAAGTATTAAACAAATGTCCAAAACGATTTCTTAGTCTTTCAATAAATCGTGTAAATTTAACTTCATCTCTTGTAATTTCTTGTGCTCGTCCCAGAACAAACCCAGATTCTTGTTCTAATCTTGAAGATGGTACATTAAGCGCTTTATAAAGTTTTTTCTGGAAATATATTACATCTTCTAATTCACCCAAATTTTCTCCACCAGGAAGTGTGGAAATTTCTGTTCCTCTTCCGCCCTCTCTCCTTGGAAGCCAATAGTCTTCCAACATACTCATATGCTTGCGGTCATCTCTCATTTCTCCTGTTTGAGCATCATATACCATCTTGTTCTTATACCGTGTCATAATATCTTTAAGATATTGTTCTGCCTTCATCTTTGGAAGGTTACCGACATCAATATAGAAAATTCTACGTTCTGGTGCTCTGGAAATTCGATAGATGACAACAGCATCTTCTATCATTCTAAGTTGATTAAGAGGTTTAATTGCTTTGTGTAGATAAGAAAGTACCATTTTTCTGTCTTCACTCAAAAGTCCAGAATGAGCATATGCTATTGAATCTGGGGCAATTCGTACTATTTGACCACCCCTTTTACCATCCATACCACCATCATTAAATGAAAAATATTCCTCTATTCTTGGGGTGGCTTGGAGATCTGATGGATTTTTGGGGGGTAAAATTTGTCTGACTTTTTTAATCTTTAAAGCATCTATTGGGCGAAGTTCAAGAATACCCCGTTTTGTATTATTGGGGTCTATAATGATGTGATAATATAACCTACCATCTACATACCACTTTTTGAAGGTATCATATCCACCATCTCTCATTCGAAGCAAATCTATTACTTCAACAAAATTCTCTTGGATTTTTTCTTTGATGTCTGGAGAAAGATTAACATTTTCTAGATTTATTGAAACGGGGGATTCTTCTCTATCACAAACTATTGCTTCATTAACAATATCATCCACCGCCAATTCGGCCTCTGGAAACAAAGCCATTTGACGATAGCGCTGAATAAGATCCATCTCATTCTTTGCGGCACCCTCCATATCAAGGTAGGTTGCAAAAGCTCCGCCAGGTGTTCCAGAAACATCAAGTGCTCCATCATCATATTGAGGAAGGGTGAAAGAGACTTTTTCACGTGCCTCTTTCTCTTTTTGTGTTCTTCCAATAGTAAAACCAAATAATTCAACTGCCATTCATAAACTCCTAGAGGTAAGGGGCTGAGAAGCCCCCCACGCCCCTAGTTAATTGGAAAGGTTCTTCTTCTAAGTATATTTATAAACTTAAAAAGTGTCCAATAATCTTAAAAAAAGATGTCCTGGTTGTTTAGCCAGGAGTATTACTTCCGTGAATCCAATAATCAAAAGCAAAATCAATAGTAAATTCTTCAATAGTATCATTAGAACCCCAATCAAGACCAATTTCTCCAAGTGCTACTGGAAAACAATTTGTAAAGTTCCAAGAACCACCACCAATTGCTGAAGTTCCTCCCTCTCTTGAATAGTGGGATATTGTCATTTCTGCAAATAATCCATTAGGATCTTCAGATACATTGCCTACATGAGTATTCATTCTATTCATCCAATTTTCTATTGCATTCCTTACCATCATATCTTCATCATTAATAACGGTTACTGAAAGATTATCAAAAGTTCTGTTACCAGGAACTTTAACCATTCTTCCAAAATAAGGAACTTCTACTACCCCCATCGTGGATGGTGGAATTGTAGCAATTTTACAAAGATATCGAAAATTTGCGGGTAATGCCTGACCAGCAATAAAAACCTCAAATAAATTGGGTCTAGCTCCACCCTGATTCATTCCTGATGATCTAAATGTGGAAATTGAAAAAGCCATTATTCTCCTTTAACCCCTTTTAAGGGCCGGCAGTGATTTAAAAAAAACAAGGGTGGGGAAGTCTTTTTTATAAGTACACCCTTCGGCTACTACCGTCTTCCCCCACCTTATATTACATTAACTATTTATACTACTAACCAATAATTTCTGAAAAATCAACACCAGTTCTAACTGCAACAAAATTGAGTTGAATATAGTTGATTGCACGATTTGGTTTGACATAAATGTCTCCCACAAATTCATTTCTATCAACAACATCAGAAGTATTATTAGAATCATCACAGACAACTTTAAAGTCTACAATACCATCTCGCCCTTGAACATTTCTCAAAAATGGTTCTACAGCCCCAACAAACTGGGCTCTTGTAAACGCATCATTGAACTCGAACAATTGAAATCTCGCAAATCTTGAGATTGCTTTTTCAAGAATAATGAACAATCTTCGAACATTGATTCTATCAAATGCACTTGGTTTTGCCAAAAGTGTCTTATCTCCAAACAGAACTGTTCCTGTTCCCATAAAGGTTGTTACAGGATTAACATTGTTCTTATAAAGAGTATCCCTCTCAGATTGTCTTGGATTAAATGGAAGTTTAACCACGTTTCTGATATTACCTCTAGTAAATCCAGCAGGTGAGTACCAAGCATCTCTGCTTGCTTCTGTTGCTGCAGTTACTCCCGCAGTATCTCCATTTAATGGAATATAGCGATATACATCATTGTAACGGTCATATTGATACTTCCATCCGCTATCAAGACATGCATAAGAAGTAGATCCAAGACTGTTTCTGAAATCTACAACTGCATCTGCTTCTCCTCCAACATTATTAACAACATCAGATTTTTCTGGAGAAATGAATGCAACACAATCTTTTCTCGCTTCAACAATTGAAATGAGTTCAAGTGCTACTGTTGCAGAAGATTCTCCACCCATCAAAAGACCTATTTCAGTCTCTTCAGCATTTTTGAATTTACCATAAGATGTAATCTTATTTCCATCAGTTACATCTGATCCATCAACACCACCAGTGAGACTTGCTGTGACAATATCACCAGATGATTGCCATTCGCTCGCTCCAGCATCTGCACCCCATGCAGCTACTGATGCACCGGCTGTGGTATAAGCATCTCCTGCTACATTGTGATCCATCCACCAGATATACTTAGATCTGCGATTAATTCTGTCAAGATAGAAAGCTTTACCTCCATCTTCGAATTTCGCACCCTTTGCTACAGAAACACCAGTATAGGCTTCAAGAACTTCGTTTCTATTTCCTGTCCATTCTCCGTCTTCATCTACTACGGCGACATGAACTTCATCATAGAGTCCGCCTCTTGAGGCAGTATAGTCTGTAGTAACTGGTTCTTTATCGAAACTTCCAGCATATTCCCATGTTCTTGAATGGGTTTGTGCTGTTGCTGTATTTGTGAATCCAGTATTAACTGTCATGGATGAGGAATTTGTTACAGCTGTAACTCTTCTTTCTTCACCATTAATCTTGATAATATCACCAACAGTATATTGTAGGTCAAATGCAGTTGTAGCAGCATCTCTTGCAGTTGCAGTTGTTGCTGTAACCGTTGCGACATTTGCTGTAACCGCTACTGTACCTAACATATTCCTTGAAGGTTCTGCGAATGCTGACCTTTTCAAACGAACCGCAGTACCACTTGAAATTG